ACCTTGGGATTCTTGAAGAAGCCAGAACCAAATTCAGCTTTCTTGTTCTTGAGCACATCATACAGTCCCTGCAAGCTGGCAGCGGCACCGCCACCTTGTTGCTTGCTAGAGATATAGATCTTGAAACCTTCTTTGTCAATGCTGGAATCGCTGAGTGTTTCACTCACGCTCATTGAATAGTAAACATCAGCATTGATCATGCTTTTACCAGCTAGCAAACCTTTTTCAAGCATGGTTCTATCTGGCCCAGGAATCATTCCGGCACTGAGCGCAAGTGGCGCAAGCCATTCGTTTGTGTACTTGGTATGGAATGCTAGATACTGTGCGCCATCTTCAATGGTGCAAGGCCAGGGCTGTCTTTTAGCAACGTGAATGATCGCTCCCATCAGTTGAGTAATCAAGTCTTCCGGGCCTTGGGCGCGAATATCCCAGTTGCTTATCTGACGCATGATTTCTTTAGCAGAATAAGGACCAGCCGTGTCCAGCAAGTCAGTTGGCTTGAGCTTGAGGCTTTCGCTTGCACCTTTCTTGTAGACCAATCCGGGGTGTGCATCATCGATAGCGCCAGCTGGAATGCCAGTGAACTTGCCTTTGACGATGGAGATGTCTTTGACCCATTTAGAAAAGAACCAGTGCTGTTTTGTCTTTGGATCCAGCATGTGTACCACCATCACACCTAGCATGGCAGCATTGGGTGTGTTGAGTTCTTTGACTTCACCCTGTTGTTTCATCCAGTGCCATAGCTTTTTCCACTCCTTGTCCCTGCGAGCGGCATCAGGCCATGCTGTGAGTCCTTCGGGGTAGGCCTTGAAGTCCTGGAACACCATGCTATCTTCTGGTTTGTTGGGATTGTGATAAACGTCGCCAAACTCTCTATTAGGGAAGCCAACGCTTTCGTCTAATTGCTGGATCATATGCTAATACCTTCACGTCCTAATGTATCTCTTGCATCTTGCAATGCAGCCTGTCCTTCTGGATTGTTGGCTAGTTTACGTACGATGGCTTCTACGCTGGTAATATCTTTGCGTGTAGCACTTGGTCCCAACAACATAGTAGCAATCTCGTCTGGGTCTTTGGTCAACACTTTGTCAGTGGTCCTGCTGATCAATCCAATAGTTGGGCTCCACTTCATGCCGTGATGCTTGGCTACGCTGGAAAGCACGATGTGCTTGTGGCTGTCTTTGAACTTGCTGTTTGGATCAGCTCGCATGCTGAACTTGCTCAACTGCACGTCTGGCAAAAACATGAAATCTGTTTGCACGAAACCTTGGTTGGGATCACCGGCGATAGGAGTACGGAAATGGACACTAACGCCTGACTTCTTTACATAGTTCTTAGGGTCGCCACCGTGTGCTTTAACCCAAGCACTGAGCTTTGCTACCAGTTCATCCTTGGTTACTGTGTTGGCATCCATGCTTAGATCAATGTCACCGCTGATGGCTTTTTGACCTGTGCTACCTAACCACTCGTCGGTAAGATCTTCGCCTACCACACCACTGAGAAAGTGTACCGTCGGCGCCACGTCTGCTTGCTTGATGTCTATGGTGGCAAGCTCGTTCTTGAATACGTTGCCACCTTCCATTACGATTTGTGCGAATCTCATGTTGTTTCCTTTAACCTTTGTGCTTGAAATACTGTATGCGACGTTCTACTTTATCTACCCACTCTTTGCTGGGACGTTCGTCTCCGCCGCGATAATATTGTAAAACTTTGTTGGGATTACTCTTGCTGACCAATGCCCACTTGCCATTGTGACGGCGTAGCATTTCATCAACTTTCTTAGATTTTACTGCATCAATTACTTCTGGTTCAACTGCCTGTCCAGATATGTTCTTTGTGCCTAGCCCAAGCCTAGCTAACAATGGTTTCATTTTAGCTTCTTCTTCTGGGCTCATGAACACCATCATAGTATTGCTAGGACCTTGTCCTAGCTCATTTGGGTTCATATCATCAAGGTCGCTTGCCTGCTGGCCAATCTTATACCAGTCGTAGACATCGCTTACATCCATGACATAAGTGCCGTTGGGAAAAGGTAGTAGATGTTGTTTTTCTACTTCGTCTGGTTCATCACCAGATTCAGCACCCTGCGGGCCAAGTGTTGGCTCGTCGTCATCTTCGCGCACTAATTGATATAGTGCGTAAGCAGGTGTTGGTGCGGTAATTTCATTGATCAGCATGAATCTGCCCTCGGTAATGCTTTATTTACCGTTTCTGCTTTTATTGCCATGTGCGCAGACTCAATAAATACCCGTAGAAACATGAGTTTATTTTAACAGAGATAGTACATGACTCCGTGGCCACTGAAGCGTAGACTAGAGCTGAGTAACAAATACCAGCATATAGCATATACGCCATTTGATATACCTGCAATTTGTCCTGATCACTGGCCTACTTTTTTATCAATATGGAACGACCGTAAAGACAGATATTATAAGCAACGTCCGGACGCACGTGCAACACATAAAAATGGTAATAAATCAGCAGAAGGTGAATGGCTGGGATTAGAAATGTGGGAAGATCCACATGCTGATGAGCGTGTATGGACATGCCCATACGTCCCAGAGATCAGAGAAACTAATCCTATAATGATAAAAATGATAACGGAATTACTGCCATTTGAAATCATTTGGTCAGCAAAATTCATGCGTAGTACAGACGTAGTGGGTATACATCAAGAAGGAAAAATGACAAATACTCTTTATCCAAGAGAATTCAGGATCATGTTATTTGATGAAAATCCAAATCCAACTTTTTATCTGACCCCTATTAAGAACAGGCTAACCGCTGATCAAAAGATGGACATACAAGAAGCAAAACAAACAGGAAAAAAATTATACATGAGTCCTCCCAGGGAGAACAATTCTTTTGTTTTCAATAATGAAACATGTTATCATGGTAGTGACTATAATCCAGCATATAGCAAAGTACTCATATCATTCAGAGGTTATCTAGACTTAGATCGTTATGAAGACCTAATGGATCGTAGCATCAAGAAGTTTGCTGATCAGGTGATACATGTGGAACCAACCCTGTATTAGAACTTTCCCATTCTAATAACATGGTATGATCTTCTTGCTCTGTCATGGTGACACTTTTCATGTCGTCAGGCATCACCATGCCAGTTTGCGATTCTATATAAACACGTAATGCTTTATATGCTTCTTCTTCGCTGAGTACAACACTTATCTTTATCTTCTTCATTTAGCCTTGGTCTTTGTGGCCAAATCCTTGTAACCTTGTGCAGTAGGATGTACGCCGTCCTTGCTCATCAGTTTCTTATCTGGACGAGGGATTACGGTGTCATTGAACTGCTTGGCAACTTCTTCAACTGCCTTTACAGCATCTGGCTTCTTTTCTTCGCTAGGCAGCAACCAAAACACATGATCCGCTTGGACCTTCTGTCGTAGCTTGAGCACATGTTCTTTAGTGTTTACTTTGAAATCATTTGCACCTAAACTGATGATCACAGTCTTTGCAGGTGCATCTGCCTTGGCACCAAACTTCTTTATGAAGTTCGGACTACTGATACCGCTTTGCACGTAAGCTGAACACTCCTTGCGCTGTTGCGCAACACCTACTGCAATACTATCTCCCATGATGAGACATTCTAACATTATACTTCCCCTTTAATTGGCCTGCCCGGAGAGATTCGAACTCCCGACCCACGGAGTAGAAATCCGTTGCTCTATCCAGCTGAGCTACGGGCAGATAGTGTATTTACACCAGCTCTTCTACGATACCTAACACTTCTGCCAGGATAAAGCCAGCGCCAGCAAGCACCAAGTCACCGCTGATCAAACATGCACCGGCAACTATCCTGATTACGCTCTTGGCAAGGCTGACATAGAAATGTCCCCGGCTTGTGTCTTTTGGTTGCACTTCCATTTTCTTTTCCTTAAAAAGCATCAAAGTAACTAGGTGTCTTTTCTTTGATGCGTGTCAGCAACAGCTTATGTCCTTTCACGTTCATGAACACAAAGCGTCCATTTAGTGCATCAACCTGTTGCAAGTCGTTCTGCTGGAACTTTGTACGAGTCCAGTCAGCATCATCGTTGTCGGGCTCAGGGTCGTAGTCAACGCTGATTGGCTGTTGCAATGGATTACCTCTCCATTCTGGACCATCAAAGTTCTTCTCTTCCAGTTCCTGATCACCAACAAACAACCGGATGTTGAAGCGATGGTTCTCTTCAAACTCTGGCTTGGCATTCAGCATGCGCAATGCTTCCTGTGGCGTTTCGTTGTAGCGATTCATCTCTTCAACCATGGCCTTGAGCATGTCAAAGTTGAACTCGCCAAACAAGCTGGAAATCTGGCAAACCTTTTCAACGTATTCTTGGTTCTTTAGATTGTCTTCACAGTACTCTTTAATGAACTCATAACCAAGACCCTTGTATTCCAACATGTAAAAGATGCGTCCAGGACGATTACGCATGTGTTGGTTCACACGCCACTTGTCATTGCAAGTAATGATGAACAGTTTCTTGCTTGGAAACACACCATCCAGCAATGTCAGCATCTGCTCCTGATCATCGCTGTCGTATACTTTTTCAAACTCATCAAACAGCACGATGATTGGCTGTTCGATGTCCTGCATGAACTTGTTGAAAGCATCACCTTTCCATGGAGCATTGATTACGATAGTAGGAATGCCCATCTTGGATGCTTCAATTGAAAGATTCTTGGCCAGCAAGCTCTTGCCAGAACCTTTTTCACCTGTGAGCATGACACCAGTACCTGAATCGCGGCTCATGAACGTGTTCATGATACGATCAGTGTTACGCAACGTGTCTCCATACAGCTTGTTGGGACGAGTAAAACTGTCAATCTGTTCCAAGAACAGATTTCCAAACTGATCTGCCTTGATGATGTAATTGCCAGCAGGCAGCTTATCGTGCAAGTCCATGGCAGCGGCAGAGCTGACACGGAAGGTATTTCCAGACTTCAGAAAGTACGACATAGTTTTCAACCTTGAAAGGATTACAGTTTGTTCTCTAGAACGTATACAAAGACATCTTCACCGGGCACTACTACCATATCAGCGCCATACTTGAGATATCCCTTACTTGCACGTTTGGTATTAACAGGATGTACCCGTACCATCTTGGTAGTGAACTTGGTTACCTTACAAATGCCAAGCCCACTACCGTATGATATAGCAACACAATCACCTATCTGCAGACTTCGTCCAAGTAGGTCTTTGTGCTCGGGTACATCCTTCACTTAGCTTACTCCGTGCCCTTCGCAACAGACTTGAGGATCTTGGCAAGATTGCGCAGATCTTCTTCAGTCAGGACACTTGCCTCACGCTCTGCTTGTGACTGGACTGCCTTGGCAAAAGCTTCATCAGCCTTTTCCTTGTCAATCTCGTCAATCACTTCGTAGCGGCAAGCACGGCCCTTGGTATCGTTGTAGTCAGCTGGAATGCTAACGACATCGCGCGGATTGATCTTGACGATGATCACACGCTCGCCACCAAAGTGGTTGAGATACTCACGTGAGCAAAAGTGCAGACCAGTTGAGCAAGTACGATCCTTGTCATCATCCACTCGGTTACGTTCCATTTCAACAGTCTGGCCAACGGAGTTATCCATGGTACCAGTGTAGCAGTCCTTGTAGTCCTGCTTGACTTTCTTGTAAGCCAGGAAGTGACCATCAGGAGTGATAGGCAGGTTGCCCTTTTCCAGGAAGCCGTACAGTTCGGTAACAGCCCTCTTGCTGGGATTCTGCATGAGGTTCTCCATGAAAGCAATCATGGGCTCAATTGGAAAACCATCTTGATACATCTCAATCAGTCGAGCTGCCAGCGTAGTGTGCAGTTCCTCGCCCTTCCAGAACAGCGTATTGCCCTGGATGGAAACATTACCTGCGCCATAGTTGAGCACCACCTGCTTGGGCTCAATAATATCCTTGACGGTATCCCAGTCGTTAGACTTGATAGCGTCCTTGATCCGCTCGTAGCCAATATGGCTCGTGGTGATCGTGTGCGGCTTGTTGTCAATCACGACAACAATGTTCTTGCCTTGGATGATGTACGGATAAGTCATTTTCATTTCCTTAGTTTTGGTTGTCGATCAGGTTAACATACTGTGCAATAGCCGCCTTGTCATTGCGGTACCCACTCAGGCAACGCAGTAACGGATAGCGATCCATCACGCTTTCACACTCTTTCTGGATACTGTCCAGATGGTCAGTGACCTTAGCAGGTTTGGCGTAAGTCCGTAACAGACGTTCCAGCGCCGCAGGGTCAAAATTATTGTCTTTGCTAACACCAACCATCTTCTCGTTCAGCTTACGGGCTGGACTGTCAGTGCCAAGCTGGCTAGCAATATCACGAGTATACTTGAATACCTCGTGGCTGTCAACTAGCGACAGCGACATTTTTGCCAGCTCAGCATCCGTAATCTGCCCAAGACGCTCGCTTAAGAACACTTCCAAGTTGATCCAATTTGGGTTGGACTTTACGCTCTCGATATGATTCTTACGCACACCATGGATCGTGATAGCAGTCACGTCCTTGATGCCGCATTTGATCATGCTTGAACGCAGGGTCTCTGGCTCCATCTTGGAATCAGCGGTGTAGTTGGTCAATGGCAGGTAGTAGTAAGTGTCAGTATCATTGAATGATGTACCAGCATCTTCCCACATTACCTTGCTACGATAACGATCTTCACGAACAGTCAGACGCATCACGCCAACCTTGTTCATGTTAGAACGTTCAACAACCTTCTTCTCCAGCGAGCTTGCATCAACCACAGTAGGTGGATTTTTGACTTCAGCAAGGAAGCCAGCAAAGTCCACCGGACGGGTCTTGTCTGACGCATCCATCACATACACCACACGTTCCGTCTTACGGTCTTGCGTAAAGTGAAACTTGGCACGTTCTGTAGCGCCTGACTTGGTGTCATTGCGAACGAACACGGTGTTACGACGTGGAATGAACTGCCACATGTTCTTGGTAACACCACCAGTATACTCGTGCTCGGCTTTGATAGCACGAGTCTTGGCCGCGGTGTAGCTGCCTTGAGTAGTGAAACCACGAATCACCATGTTGTACTTGGTACGCAGGTCTTCTTCAGACACCTTCATCAGACGCAGGAAAGAATAACGATTAGTGGTATCAACCATGGCAAACTTGGTATCGGTTGCATACTTGTTCACAGCCGCACCCCACAGATCATCACGCTGATTTTCTGCAAGATATAATGCACGTTCCCAATCGTTGCTGATGGCATTGGCACGATCAGTCACATGCGTAGCCAACTGGGCGTTCAGCTGTTCCAGCTTGGCCTTGATGCTGGCAATAGTAGTAGGAATGTAGCTCAAGCCTTCACGCGATGCTTGGAAGTCCAACTCACCAATCGCAAAGTGCATCTCAAGTCCACAGTTGAGCAGGCGTGCCAGTTCACCAAGGTTGGTATCAGCGTTGGGCACTTCAATTGGATAGGCAATATTGCCCATCACAGCTCGTGAGCGGCGCTGATCATTTGTCTGGTGTACACCAGGAATGATGTCACGCTCTTTGTAGCCCAGCTCATTGAATGTGAAATTGCTCACACCAGTCACCGTAGGCTTGAGCTTGAAGTACAAGAACACGCTACGAGCTTCTTGCTGGAACTTGTCAAAGTCATATCGATCAGCCACGCTGAACTTGACTTCAACACCATTTGCTTCGTCGGTGTTGATGGTTTCCATCAGCGCAACACTAGGCACACCCTGTTCGTTGATGAACGCAGAGTAGATGTTCTTGACACCTGCTTGGATAGCAGTGACAGTGAAATTGTCCGTGTAGCTGAATGGGCTCTTGCTACCCAGACCCAGCGCACCAATGAATGCATTGCTGTCAGTCTTGGTGCTTTCAAAATACGTGGTGTAGATGTTGGACACTTGATCGTGATTCAAGCCTGTACCAAAGTCGCGGATAGCGAACCAAGGCTCAAAGGTGCTGGGCAGATGCACTTCAAAAGGTGTATCGCTCTTGCCAGCCGCAACATGTGAGTCCACAGCATTGCAACTCAGTTCGCGGATGATTGCACGGATCTTGTTTGCGTACAGACCCGAGCTCAGGATGTTGAACGCCTTGGCGCTGTTACGGATGCGGAACTCACCAATCTCGCCCACGTTGGACAGGACAGCTGGGTTCTCCTGCGTTTGATTCAAAATCATGGATGCTCCTAAGTGTGTCAGTGTAAGTGTATTATAAGCGGTTTTGGGCTAACGGTCAACCGTTATTTTAGCCCCATGCCAGACCAAAATGCTTGGCGCAAACTGGGCCATAGCCAACCTTCAGGCTACGCTCGTCTGTCAAGCCCTGCTTGCAGAAACTGCAACCACCTGTCAGGCGACCATACTTGCCAGCAGTACCAGCAGGATCGCATGCAAAGTCCTGTACCAAGGACATCACGCTAGCACCAGCGGAACGAGTAGCATAAAACGAGCCGTCCGTATCAATGCGACCAAAGAACTTGTTCTCACCAAACGGCTTGCCGTCTGTGATCATGATCTGGCCCGCATACTTGCTGGCGGCACCTGCACGACTGAACACAACGGGCGTGCCGTCAGTATCTTGCAGTTTGACCTTGATCCGCTTGAGCTTCTGTGCGGCTTTGTCAAACAAGTCCTGGATGGGCTGGAAGCTCACAGTAGCCGCCGCAGTAGGAGCAGGCTTAGGAGCAGTAGCACGTTGGATCAGCGTTTCGACCCAATGCATCTGCTTGTCGCTCAAGTTACCCCAACGGGCGAAATTGCCAACCAAGCTGGACGCAAACGAAGCGTCGCTCTTGGTGAGCTTCTCAACAACAGACTTGAGTGCTTCTACTTGCACTTGCTGAACGGTGTTAACTGGGCGCATCGCATTCTCCTGTTTGCTTACCATACTCATATTATGCTACAAAACGGGCGGGCTGTCAACCGGTAAATGCCACATATTCCTCATAAGACAAGAAAATATCTGTCTGCGGGTTGTAATATTTGCCTTCCTTGTTGCAATAATACAACACCCGGTTTCCGTCGTAAAAGAACGGGCCTTCAAGCCCTGCGATTTCCTCAAACTGGGCACGAAATTCTGGAGTGACGTTAATGATCCGGTATCCCATCGTGTGCTCCTGTTTGCTTACCATACTCGTATTATGCAACAAAACGGGCCCGCTGTCAACCACTTTTTTCCAGAAATTTTAGGGTGTTGCACATTTACAACACCGCTAAGTGCTTGATTTTGCTAGGAAAAATTCTCTAATGAAATCAATGACTTAGCGTTTCGCGCACTTTTCGTGCTACAACCTGGTGTAGCCCTGGGTTGACCTTGAGCGCATGCGGTAGCAAGCGATGCCGGATGTAATTGCGCATGAAGCGCAGGTCCATGTTGCTGGGATCGTCAATCCACAGCATCTCCTTGCGCTCGGCCCACTTTTGGATATCAGCCCTGCGCACCAGCATGAAGGGACGGATCACATTGTTCCGCTGATATGGGATCACATGTGGTGTTCCGTGACAGCTGGTCCACAGCCATGTTTCCACATTGTCGTCTAGATTGTGTCCTGTAATCACAGGTGCGTCAAAAGTGTCCAGGAAGGCATATCGTTCGTTCCTCCAGTGTTCCTCTTGGCTGATCTTAGACGGAACTTCTGTTTCTTTGATGCGACCAATTTTCAGCGGCAAGCGCCAATGGTCAGCTAAACGTGTAACCAACGCTTCAGCATCCGTGCTGTAGTTGGTACCATGGTTGAAATAAGCTAGTCCAATTTCTCTGCTGGGTACTTGTCGCAGAAAGTCAGCGGCGAACACCGAATCGATTCCACCAGAACAAGCCACCCATACGGGTCCTTGGGGAATACTCCCCAACAGGTCAAACGTCATTGCTTCAACTCTCTTTTGAATAGTGTATCATTGCCCAAATACCTACACCCATTGCAATAAACTTGGCGATTGGCATCAACCCTGCCATTGCAAGTGCTATGGCAAAGATAGCAAAATAGGTGATTGCACAAACGGCTAGTCCAATGAAAACGGATTTTATGAAGCCCATGTTAGTCTTTCAAAAAGTGGTATTACGTTGCATAGTGTAGCACACCCTGGGTCAAATGTCAACATTCTAGCGCCAGTTTATTGCACCCAGATTTTGCCTAAATACTAGGTACATAATGGAGGCACATAAAATGGGTGAGTTTTTCAAGTTAGTTGCAGAATTAGGTTTTCCAATGGCGGCAGCTATGGCTGGTGGATACTTTGTTTTCCTAACGCTAAAGTTCATCCTTGCTGGTGTCACTTCTAGCGTAAACGGAATCAAAGGAATCATTGGTGCGCTGGACAATCGTGTCAAGACCATGAACCACGACGTAGTACGTATTGACACATTGGTAAGTAGTGCCTTAGGACTTAAACCTGACCTAGATCGTATTGCTCGTGCTGATGGTAAAAATGACGCACGTAGAGATTAAAGAAAGACTATGCAGTGAAACAATTCTTCATATGGTTACAAAGAGAAGAAGGCTGGAAAAGTATCTTGGCATTGGTGTATGCGGTCATATGCATATTTGATTTTATCGTAGCACCTGTGCTATGGAACATTAACAGGAAAGAAGCATTAGAGATGGCAAACATCATTGCACATGATCCAAGTACAAATGCAGAGATTGCTATTCAGATGTTGACATCACTGTTTCGCGCACACATACCTTACACGCTACAAGGAAATGGAATGTTTCACTTGGCATTTGGCGCACTACTAACCGGTAGTGCAATATCAAAATTTAAGGAAAAATTATAAAAATGGTATACATGGATTACACATGGGACTTAGATCCAAATAGAATACTGTTCGATGAAGAATTGAACATAGATGCATTAGGATGGAAAGCAGGAGATACATTTCGTATTACCAATGTCAATGGCAGGGCGATGTTGGTTAAAATTGAGCCCATAGAATCATTTGTCAGAGAAGGCAAACGATGGCTGGTTAAAGAGGAACAATGCATTGCAAAGAGCGTCTAAACAAATTAAGTTATAGGATCTGGTACACAGGTTTTAGCCCAAAAAAATGGCGAGAACAGATAGGATATAATATGTGGTATAACAGTCTTCCAACATCAAAAAAAGAATACTTAAAGACATTGCCTTCTTGGCATTTGAAACATCACTACGAGTGGAGCAAAACTCCGATTTGGTATGATGCAGACATATACAAAGCAATAGCATTCGGTCTATTTTTAGGTTTTGTCATCGGCCTGGTAGTTGGATACGATTGGGCATCAGAGCCTGTAAGGACTAGCATACGCTATCTTAGAGGCTAAGAAAGTAAATATAGTCATAGGAGATATAACAACATGGCACTAATAGATTCAGTATTAAATTTAATAAACAAGACACCCAAAGACCCGGATGCTCCTAAGCCTGCGCCAGGCTCACGTAGCGAACGCGAAGCAAAAATCAAAGACAAAGCTGGTTTGGTTATTAACGTGTTTGCATTGTTATTGGCTGTTAATGCATGGTACGGTGGAACGCTGGGTAGCAAGGTATTAAACAATACCATTGCTGCCAATGACACATGGGCATTCTATCAAGCCAAGTCAATGAAACAAACAATGGCCGAATATGCTCGTGACGATGCATTACGTGCTAAAGATATGAATCGTGTTATTGATCTAGAGATTAAAATTGATCGCTATGAAAATGAGCCAAAGGAAGGTAAGAAAGATTTAATGATCAAGGCACAAAAATTAGAAGCTGATCGCGATGAGGCTAAGAAACGTAGTCCATGGATTGGTTACGCATCAACTGCTTATCAGATGAGCATCGTGCTATTGAGTGCTAGTATCCTTGCAGTCAGCATGCCATTGTTTTGGGGTAGTTTTTTAGTAGCAGGAGTAGGATTACTATTCAGCAGTCAAGGGTATCTATTGTGGTTCTGATTCAGTACTGCATACATACCCGCAGTCCTAGGTTTCGCGAAGTGGCAACATGGCTCATTGAAAACAAAATTAAATGTGAGCCACATTTGAATCGTACAAGATTTTGGATAAATCAGGATAGCCCTGAAATGGTTATGTTTATGCTCGCATATCGTGAAGACTGTGAGATAGTACCAGAAGGACAAGACTATACTACTGGAGCAATGGAGCACTAAAATGGATGTCGTAGAGTTAGTAAACAAATATGGATTTCCGATAGTAGCGGCCGCCGGTATGGGCTATTTGATCTATTATGTATGGGAATGGGCAACGAAAGAAATCAAACCGGTATTAAGTGAAGCTAACAGCACACTGATTGCATTGATTGATCGCATACGTATGTTAGATAACGACTTAATCAGACTTAACCAAAAAGTAAATGTGGTATTACATCTGCGCGGCAAGACTATCGAACATGAGCGTGTGGTTGCTGAACAAGAAATCAACAAATTTGATGACGTAGACAAGAGAGAAGCAAACAGTGGCAATAGTTAACACATTATTATATCAACCTGTAGAACTGAAATGCTGGCAACGACTAGTGGCAGCATCGCTGACTTCTATAAATTGGTTGTCTGTTGATGACACATATAAAGTGTATGATAAACCACATAAGAAATTTGACAAAGATCTTATTGCTGATGTTGAACAAGAAATGTCAGATTTGTGCGAAATAAAAGTTTCAATAGTAGAATCATTGATATTTCGCAGCCGTCCAAATGAAAATCCTCCGATACACGTAGATGGTAAAAATATACATCGCACTACCGAAAGCCAAGTAGCATTAAACGTGCCTTTGCTTAACTGTGAAAATAGTGAGATGGTATGGTATGGTGGAGAATATGATTTAGCAGTATATGCTACAGATTCTAACCCCAATGTATACAGTCTTGGTATACAATGGTTTAGAGGACCGAACGAAATATTCTGCCAAGAAATTTCAACACCGGCACTGGTAAGAGTTGATATACCGCACCGTGTTATTAATCAACAAGATAAGCCAAGGGTAATGTTAAGCATGCGATTTTCACCGCTGTTGACATTCAGTCCGTTGTTGCCAGTATACGGATCTACACGCTAAAGCTACTACCACAACCACATGTGGTTTGTGCTTGTGGGTTGCTAATAGCAAACTGAGACCCGTTAAGATCTTCTTTCCAATCAATAGTAGCACCTTCTAGATATTGTGCGCTCATTGCATCAACTAATACATTTTCTTCAGACGATAGAGGAATCGTAAAGTCGTCTTCATTGATGCTTTCATCGAACGTGAAACCGTAATTAAATCCACTACATCCTCCACCTTCAACAAACACACGCAAATGTACCTTGCCAGGTTTGTTTTCACCTATGATAAGGTCTTGTATTTTTCTAGTTGCTGATTCAGTTAGTGTTATGTTCATTTTGATGTGGCATGATATGTGCCATCCCAGTTGGTTGGTAAACCTTCTTTCATGCGTTCTAGCATGAGTTCGTAATAATGCTTGAGTTCGCTATCTTCGGTAATTAGCTTGCGACATAGGCGCTTGGCTTTATCCCAGTCTCCGGTATAATATGATTCAAGATACGTGCTGTGTAATTCGGTATTGGTCGTCGCTAGCGTGAATATGTGTACACCTTCGGTCTTGCCCTTGACTGCGATACAATCCAGTTCGACTACCGTGTACGTGTCCTTGACCAATTCAGCAGTCCGCTGACCAAGTATGATTCTAACGCCGTAGTTCTTACTTTGTCCTTCCAGTCGTGACGCCAAATTAACACCGTCGCCCAAACAAGTATAGTCAAAACGCTGACTAGATCCCATATTACCCACCACAACAACTGCGCTATTGATGCCAAGACCCATACCAAAAGCTGGGACACCTTCTGCTGTAACTTCTGCGTTAAATGCATCTAAGCTCTCCATCATTTCAAGTGCTGTCTTTACTGCTTTGTGTGCGTGACGTTCTTCGTCAACCGGTGCGTTCCAGAAAGCCATCTGCGCATCGCCGATGTACTTGTCTAGCGTACCATTGTTCTCAAGGATCTTAGCAGTCATGGCAGTCATGTAGCGATTCATTATCTTGGTAAGACCTTGTACGTCCTTGCCATAGTGCTCTGATATCGTAGTGAAGCCGCGAACGTCTGTAAACATGATACTCAGTTCACGCTCGTCACCGCCCAGCTGTAGCTTCTCTGGATGTTTCTGCAACTGCTTGACCAATGCTGGACTTAGGTATGTTCCAAACTGTTTCTTGACCTGTTGCTTCTGCAAGAATTCTTTCATGGCCCTGTTGAGCAATGCATGGCTGGCAACCAATGTCAGTGCTACCATGAGATATGCGATATCCCATAGCTGTGCATAGTGTATCCATAGCCAGTGATCTGTTAGGTATGCGGCTGTGCCAATGCTGGCTAGCACCACAGCGGTACTCCATATAGGAGCATTGGCGGCACACACAGCGATTATCAATGCCAGCAATGCCAACACACCTAGCTCAGCAAGGTCAGCATAGGGCAAGCGTACAGGACTTGATCCATCGATTAGTGTCTGGATGGCCTGTGCTTGTAAGTCATGTGCCCATACTTCGCCTCTAGGTGTACCAATGATACCACCAAGGCCTTCTGCACTCAGTCCAATCACAACGATCTTGCCTGCCAGCTTCTTAGGATCTATCTGTGTGGCTTCCATACGTTCAAAACTGCGATTCCAACGCAACCATACACGTGCATGGGCATCGGTACTGATAACAGCCTGCCCACTTATCCTTACTTTTTCTACACCTGCTTCTGTTGTCTTGACTTGGTAACTCTTCTCACCTGTTGCCACACGCAATGCTTCAAGAGGTAAGTTTGGATACAGTTTACCATCCTGCCCAATGCCTACGATGATGGGCATGCGTCGCACTACGCCATCAAGTTCTGGAGTGGTTGCCGCAACACCTACACCTGCGGCCACATCAGCAAGACCTTTGATAGGACTCAGTGCGCCAGGCCAATTGAATGTCCATTCACGAGGATCTTCGCCCATCATGGCAACACCTCTGCGCACAGCATCGGGTTCTCTATTCTGGGTTGTTGGTGTTTGCGCAATGACCACGTTTTTGTTGCGCATGCTTTCAGCAAGATATGTGTCGCCACCTAGCCTATCACGCTCTACCATCAGTATTGGAACCACTATGGTATCGGCACCTGCTTCAGCTACCTTGCGGATGATGTCTCCAAGCACTCGTCTGTTCCATGGCCATTGTCCATGTACAGCCATGGATGGCTCGCCAAGATCAATGATAACGACGTCTTGGCTTGCAGTACGCTCTTCATTTAAGTGGGCATCAAATGTCTTGAGCCTGTACGATTGTATGAGTTCAGGATCCCAGTAGCGCAGGCCAATTACTAGGAAAGCGGTCAGGATTACAGTCCATACTTGAAAGGGTGTTATCTTTGGGAATTTCATATTCATTAGTATAGCATCTCCAGGATGGTGTGTCAACTATACTATTTAAGGTTATCTGCCCTGTTGAACCTGTATCGGAGCACACCCGCCTGCTGTACCGCAGTTAGACGTGATTGAATAGAATTGCTGTGTGGATCCACTTTGGCTTAGTTGTACGCTAGATGGTTGCCCAGTGAGCGTTATATTAGCCATATGGCTAGCTGACCCTTGCTGTAGTATATCTACTGTTTTGTTGCCGCCACTCAAGTTGAGAGAAAGATAATGACTGCCGTTGTCCTTTTGCTGTACGGTGACAACATTGTTATCATCGTTTACAGTAGCAAAAATGCCTTTGCCGCCGCCAGTGCTTTGTTGTGTCGTCGTAATTGAATTAGTATTGCCCGTCACTTTGAGATCAATATAGTTGACGGCAGTTGATGCGTTACCACTTTGGGTGATGGTGATATTGTTGTTGGTACCATTGCCGTCATACTTGACATAGTTGTTTGGCGTACCAGTCTGGTCAACAGTGATGGTATTAGAGTTACCAATTTGTTCAATTTGTACTGTGCTGTCTTGTGTTGTTCTTGCAACAAATGACTGTATCTTTGCTATGTGCGTGGTACTAGCATTGAAAGACGCGGCTGATCCTCCACAGCATAAAGGAGGAGGCCCGCTTGTTTGTCCAGCACCTAGCGGAGTCATTGACCCATTGGTTGCGTATGCGTTAACTTGTGACACAGTTGGATTCAAGGTTCCAGTCCATGTCATACCATTTGAACTGCTAAGTCCAGACGTCATGCTAAACAACTGTCCAGTATCATTGTCGTTGCCTACAAAAAAGAAATAATCTGTGCCCATGTTGATGATATGACCAGTTCCCATTACTGCTTTCTGCACACCGTTGGAAGCGTATTGTATAGCATTAAATGGATTGGTAGCATCACCTGTTGCTACAAAAGAAACGTAGTCTCCTGAGGCCCAATTTAACTGTCCGCTGGTCCAGGGAATCTTATATGCTATACCTGGATTGGTAGAATAGATTTCACATGTGGCTGTGTACATACAAGCACTGACATTCCATTGGCTATCAGCAATTTGATATCGGCCAAACTTCAAGTCAGCTAAGCCGGTAGCCTGGCTATAAGCACTGGCTAACATTCCTAATAGGAAAATAGCAGACAGTGATATTCTCTTAATCATTCTTCTTGAACCAATATGTTGTTAATAATGCATCGATGATTTCTTGCTGTGATGATGATGTTTGCTTCGCTGCCATCTCAACGAACTCAAGCCAACGATGCGCATAGCTGGCATTATCCTGTATCCATTGTTGATACATCATTTCAAGTTGTCTAAGATTTATCATGGCCTTCTTAATACTCCTGTGCTCTGCCTGATATTTACGACATTGCCTCCAGGACTACCATCACCAATCAAGTATGTTGCAGGTGAATCGTTTTGTGTTATGGTTATGAATGTGTTAGATGAGTA